ATCCAAGTTCGCAGCGAAAGCAACGCCGTTGGCCACGGGGTTTCTAACTCGCGTAGACCGCAACGCAACCACCAACCTTGAGCGGTCCCTAAAGTCAACGAGCGCGGACATGACGCTCAAGATGAAAAACACGCCGGGGGTCACCAAGGCTATCAAGTCGCGCATTGCTGACAACGTTGACCTGATCACCCGCATTCCCGCTGAGTTTCTGGACAAGGTGAAACAGGACGTCAACGATTCGCTGCGCAAGGGTAACGGCCTGGCTGACCTTCAACCCAAGATGGAAGAGCGGTATGGTGAGGCCAAGCGGCACGCGCAGTTAGTTGCACTTGACCAGACGCGCAAGGCGTACACCGCGATCAATAGCGAGCGGATGCGCGCCAACGGGGTCACCAAATTTGAGTGGGTGCACAGTGGTGGCAGCCAAGAGCCGCGCCCGTATCACCTGCACACGCCGGCTCAGGGTGGTTTGAACGGTGGGATATTCGACATCAACGACCCACCTATTATTGACAAGAAAACAGGTGAGCGTGGATTGCCTGGTGACGATTACAACTGCCGCTGTACAATGCGACCAATAGTTACGTTTGACGATGAGGACGACGAATAATGGCGAGCACGCAACGCGTCGAGGATTTCAACGGCTGGTTTGAAGTTGCGCGCAACCCAATCAGCAAGGTTGGTGTGTTCCCGTACCTGGGTTCCAGCCTCGGCCCCGACATGATCAAAGAGCAGAACCTTGACCCTGAGAAGGTTTACATGGTTTTCCGTTCTGCTGAGGAACTTGCAAAACCTGAGTTCCTGTTAAGCTGCACGCTCATCCCGTGGATCAATGACCACACCATGTTGGGTAGCGATGACAAGGGTTACACGCGCCCTGAGGAAAAGGGGATTGGTGGCGTTACCGGTGAGCAAGTGTTGTTTGATGAGAATGACGAAACGGTCTATTCGAACATCAAGTTGTTTTCCGAAGCGCACAAGAACGAAGTTGCAAACGGTAAGCGCGAATTATCGTTGGGCTACCAGTGCGCGTACGAATGGAAGCCTGGTGAGTACAACGGTGAGAAATATGATTTAATACAGCGGAATCTGCGTGGCAACCACTTAGCATCAGTTGATGATGGGCGGATGGGGCCAAGCGTTGCAGTTCTCGACCACAACGACATTAAAGGTGTATCCGCAATGGACGAAATCCAAAAACTCTTGGCCGCATTGGCCGAGGCAATTGCAAAGCTCGTTCCGTCCACCGACCCTGAAAAGGTTGTGGCCGAAGACGAAGAACCAGAAGTCAAAGCCACTGACGAAGACGTCAAGGCAACCGACGAAGAACCAGAAGTCAAAGCCACTGACGAAGACGACACCAAGCCGGTGACCGTCGAAGCGATGGACGCGGCTGTCAACTCCCGCGTGCTGGCGCAGTTCAAAGCCCTGCAAGCAGGTGACGCACTGGCCAAGAAACTGAAACCACACGTCGGTGTCTTTGACCACTCGGGCAAGACCGAGGCGCAGATTGCTGCGTATGGCGTCAAAAAGCTTGGTCTTAACGTCGACAAGGGTACTGAGGTTTCAAGCCTCAAGGGTTGGCTGATCGCCAAGGGCGACCCAAGCAAAGACGTCACCGTGCGCAATGGCATGGTTGACGCAATGGACGCAGCAGACGGCAAGCCGACTCTGATGCAACTCAAGCAAGCCGAACGGAGCAAAGCATAATGTTTCAGCAAACCGTGAACAAAGACATTGGCGCGGGTATTCCTGGCGAGCTGGCATTTGACGGCCCGCTGCGTGCGACCCCTGGCACCATCGACCCAGCCGCCACTGCCGCTAACTGCGTGCTTGGCCGCTACTTCACCAAGAACCGCGATACCGGTCTGTATGGCCCTGGTGGTGACACCGCTGGCAACGTCGACCTGCAATTCGGTGGTATCGCTGGCACTCCAAAAGAGCTGATCAACTACGGCACCGCAGCAGGTGGCCCACTGGCACCAAGCCTGCTGGTCAAGCCTGGTAGCATCGCAACGTTCTTCGAAATGGGCATGGTGTGGGTGAGCGTTGCGGCCCCGGCTCAGATCAGCGACAAAGTGATTTACACCATCGCAACCGGTGTGATCGCAACCGTACCTGCTGAAACCGCAGTACCGGCCTTGAGCCTGGCTGTGCCTAACGCCGTGGTGTATCGCATCGGCACTGACCTGGCTGGCGGCGACGTCATCTGCATCAAACTGACCAACTAAGGGACGCCGCGAACATGGCACACTTGCAACCGAGCCGCACCCGCTCTACTACTCACGCCCGAAATGTTGGCGTGATGAACATCACCCCCGAGGAAATCAAGGCTCACGGTATCCGTGGCTTGGGCCTGGACGCCATCGGCGTTGACTTGACCGAGGCTGATTTCCGCCGCATGACGTTCGCGATGGACGCCGCAATGATCACCACGCCAAGTGCTGCGACCCTGCTGCAATTCACGCAAGCGTGGCTACCTGGCACCATCCGCATTCTCACCTCAGCGCGCAAGATTGACGCACTGCTGGGCGAGCGCGTTGTTGGTTCCTGGGAAATGGGCAGCGTTGTTCAAAAGGTCATGGAATCGGTCGGCGCCGCACAGGTCTACAGCGACCACGGCAACGTTCCGTTTTCCAGCTACAACGCAACGTACGAAGAGCGCGACATTGTGCGCTTTGAACAAGGTTTCCAAGTCGGTGCACTGGAAGACGCCCGCGCCGCGCTGATGAAAGATAACGCAGCCGGCGAGAAGCGTGACGCGGCCATGATGGCGCTGGAAATTTCGCGTAACCGCCTGGGCTTCCAAGGGTTCAACAACGGCAGTAACCGCACATACGGTCTGCTCAATGACCCTGGCCTGTTGGCTTACGCAACCGTGCCTGCTGGCGCTGGTGGTTCCACCAAGTGGATGGATAAAACCTTCCTCGAAATCATCAAAGACCTGCGCACCGCGTTCGCTGCACTGCGCACCCGCTCGGGCGGCAACATTGATCCGAAGAAAGCGCCGATTACCCTGGCCACGGGTGTAAGCGTAATCGAGTTCTTGAGCATCCCCAACGACCTGGGCACCACCACGGTTGGCGAGTGGCTGAAAGAGAACTATCCGAACGTTCGCACCGAAGACGCACCGGAATTCGACGCGGCCAACGGCGGCGCCAACGTCTGCTACATCTATGTCGAGAAGGTTGACGCGACCGGTGATGACGCAGGTCAGGTAATTCAACAACTGATTGCTTCCAAGGTCCACCCGCTGGGCATTGAAAAGCGCGTCAAGACCACCGTCGAGGATTACACCAACGCNCTGGCNGGTGTNATGGTGACCCGTCCGTTCGCCGTGTACCGNATCACTGGCGTTTAACAAACCGTCAAGGGCGTGCTATGTTGGGCGCCCTTACACCAACAAACAAAAGGGCTTTGACATGCCGTTACTCTTTTCGACCATGACCGGTGCAGTAACTTACACCGACTGGAAAACTTCCCCCGGTGGCCTCAGCATTGCTGGCGCTTCGGTGACCATCAATGGTGGCGCCAACGTCGCACACCGCAAGACCATCATCACCCCGCGTGGCGTTGGTACTCCGGTTACTGACGATGAACTGGCGTTCCTCGAAACCGACCCGACGTTCAAGATGCACAAGCTCAACGGTTTCATCACCATCGACAGCGTCAAGGACATCCGTGACGCTGACCTGGCTGCAAGCGACATGGAAGGCCGCGACGACTCGGCGCCGGACGTTGAGCAGGACTATTTGGCTGAGGGCTTGAAAGCCCCCACCGTGGTCAACACTGTACAGCTCGACACCCCGCCACCAACAGGTACACCACGCCGCAACCGCAAATAAGGTGAGACACCATGGCCGAGCATACTTTTAACTCGGTCGCCTTTCGCGAACAGTTCCCAGCGTTCACGAGCATAACCAAATACCCCGATGGGCAACTGTCGGGGTATTTTACTATGGCGACCGCGTACATTTTCCCAAGCGATTGGGGCGGCATGAGCGGGGCGCAACTGCAACTCGCCCTCAACTTGATGACCGCTCACCTCACGTGGCTCAATCAGCTCATCGTTTCGGGTAACACCAGCGCCGCGCCGGTTGCAGGGGCTACCATCGACAAGGTGTCGGTGAGCCTAGTGCCACCTGAGAGCAAAAGCGCATGGGGCTACTGGCTTAACACCACGCCATACGGCAAGCAACTGTTGGCCCTGCTGCGCATTCTGTCGCGGGGCGGTGGCATCGTTGGTGGCGCACCTGAGGGCTTGGCGTTNCGGGGTGTCTTCGGTGTTCCTCGTGGTCGGATGCGCTTACGGTGATCGTTAGCAGAGGGGCGGGGGTTGGACGCCAGGTGCTGGCCAAGCGACTTGCCGAGCTTCAAAGCAAGCAGGCTGCGGTTGGCTGGTTCTCGACTGCCAAATACCCTGACAGTAACGTACCGGTTGCATACGCTGCGGTCATTGCTGAGTTTGGTAACCCTGAGAACGGGCAACCCCCGCGTTCCTTTGTGCGCGCAACGCAGACCGAGAAGCAAAAGGGTTGGAGCGTGCTTATAGCTAAGGGCTCCAAGTCGGTGATGGACGGCAAGCACACCGCGACTAACATGTACGATCTTGTTGGGTTGCAGATAGCCGGCGACATTCGCAAGACCCTGGCAACCGCCGAGTTCGAAAAGCTCGCAGATTCAACTGTTGCAGCTCGGGCAAGGAAGCGGGGGCTCAGCGTTGAGGAAGTGAACAAAGACCCGTTGCACGACACTGGCTATATGCAGACCAGTTTGACCAACCAGACCACAGCTAAGGATGCAGCGCTATGAGTGTGCCAGGCAGCAACCTTTTATCCATCGCGCTCACGGTTATCGCACCTCAGCAGATCGCACTGAGCCGAGCCACAGGCCGCGTACAGAACGCGATAGGTGAGTGGGTGACCACGTATGCCGCGCAGGTGCCTGTTGAGGGTTCATGGCAGCCGGTGGACCAAACAAAATATGAATCGCTAGGGCTCGACCTGACAAAGAAATACTTCATGTTCTACACCACCGAGCAAATCAACTCTATCAACCGGGGTGAGTCGCCTGACCTGTGCGAGCGCAATGGGCGCAAGTACAGCACGGTATCAGATGTTCCGTGGAATGACGTAGACGGTTGGCAGTCAGCCATGTTCGTTGACATTGGGGTTGCAGACTGATGAACAATAACGAAATTTCCGCATTCTTTCGGGTGCAGATGTTGGCAATGCTGACCGAGCAAGGGCACCCTGAGGTCAACGTTACGGCCAACTTTCAAACCGACAACCAAGGGCGCCTTGATGGTCCGGTGTTGTACTTCGTTGAGATTGCCGACGACCCGCACGGCGCGCAGGGCTACAGCACAACGCACGACACCGACACCGGGCAAACGGTCGATACCTCAACGCAGCGGATGCGCATCACCTATCAGGTGCAGGGGTTCGCGCCGGCCAACAAAACCGACCTTACCGCGCTGCGTGCGGGGGATGTCGTAAAGCTGGCGCTGATGTTGTTGAAGTCCCCGCCGTTCATCAAAGCGCTCAAAGCGAACAACATGGGGATTGAAAAGATACCGTCAACTAAGCCTAACTTTGTAGTCAATGACCGCGCACAGTTTGAAGCTGGTCCGATG